TGACCAGTTTTCGTCTTCAACTGCACAAACAAATCAATTGTTAGACATGAGTACAACAGTTACAGCTACAGCAACATCAACAAACTCGGTAGATTCTAGTATGAGTTCTACCACAAGTACAACATTTAGTTCTAACACCAATACAAATAATAGTATTCAAAATCAAATTGATACATCTGTTTCTAGTGGTGGAGATACAGATGCTGAACAGTTAGTAGAAAATATTATAGCTCAAAATTTACAAGCTGCACAAAATGATGTCGAAGCTAAACAAGAAGAAACAGGTGAGTATGGGTCAGAAAATACTATCATAGCTTACATGGGGTTTGTTCCTAACTTTAATAACTATAGGTTAGTAACATTACCCGAACAAGAAACATGGTATGAGTCAACAGATATATATGCCAACAATATGTTGTCAGATAACATCGAAGGCTTTTATCAAATGGCAGGTCAGAGTTTAGAAACACTGATTGAAATGAAAGAACTACAACCAAAATTATAGGAGAATATTATGAATTGGTTTGAAAACAAAACTACACAGCTTATTGCTTTGGTAGGTATAGTAGGAACACTAGCCGGATTTGGTTATCAAGGAGCAGAGTACGTTAATAGATTAGAAAATCTTGAAGCTGCTGTTGGTGGTATTGCAGATACCGAAGATGCTCAAAAGATAATTGAAGAAAGGTTTGGTAAGATAGAAACATCGGTTCAATTTCTAGAAAAAGAAATAGACAACATATCTATTCCTGATGTCACTGAAATTAAAACCGACATTGCTACCATTAAAGCAGACCTTGAGACTTTAGATAGAGATATATCTAAACTAGAAACTGGTAATCCTTTAGCAGGATAGTTACTTTAAAACATTTAACTCTCTTTGAAAGAAGTTATGTAAGTCTCCCATCTTTGTCTTACCGTTACGGAGGATTGTTTTGATTAGGTCTCTCTCATCAAGAGGGAATATCTCATCAACCATTTCCTCCGGTAACATACTAAACTCTGTAACTATATCATTGTTACGTGTAAGAAGCACTTTAAAACTTACTAAGTTTGCTTCGTTCTTATTAACCATTATCACTCTCCAAATTTGCAAAGGTTATCTTATCTTGTCTACCACGTAGTCCTGCTTTCATGTAAGAAGTAGCACGACCTTCAAAGAAGTTTTGATGTTCAACACCCATCACTTCATCCAACCAACCAAGAGGATTCTCTCTTTGGTCATAGTTTGTTTTTAATCCTAGTTGTAGTAATCTTCTATCAGCTATGTATCTATTGTAAGCATACATATCTTTCTTGGTAAGTCCTTCAAGGTCTCCCATATCAAACACTAGGTCTAAAAACTTATCTTCTAGTTCTACCATCTGTCTACAGATTTCATATAACTCTTTCTTAAAATCATCTGTCCAGATATCAAGGTTCTCTTGAATAAACTCTCTAAACAATTTAGTCATAGCTTCAACGTGCATAGACTCATCACGTATAGAGTAAGTAACTATCTGTCCCATACCTTTCATACGACCAAAGCGTGGGAAGTTTAACAAGATTGCAAAGCTACTAAACAACTGTAGACCCTCAGTAAATGCTGAATAGACTGCTAAAGTTTTTGCAATACTTTTCTTATCTGACTTAGTTGTTTTAATCTTATGAACGTACTCATGTTTATCTGACATCTCCTCATATTCGGCAAAAGCTTTGTACTCTATCTCAGGCATACCAACTGTATCAAGTAACAAGCTATAAGCATGTTGATGAATAGACTCCATGTTAGCAAAAGAACCCATCATCATTCTAGCTTCAGGCTTTCTAAAGATACGCATGTATCTATCAACATATCCTGCACCTACATCTACATCAGATTGAGTAAACAACCTAAATATTTGTGTAAGCAAGTTCTTTTCTTTGGGGTCTAACTCTTGCCAATCCTTTACGTCTGTATGTAGCGGTACTGACTCCGGCATCCAGTGCATTTGGTTTTGTAAGACATAGTAGTCAAACATCCAAGGGTTATCGAAAGGTTTGTAATAATCTCTTGTATCTAATAAACTCATTTTAAAATTCCTCTTGTAGTGTTTTTAATTTTTCGTCAGCGTTTGCATATTGTTCTATAAGTTTATCCATAGACTCAATAACATTAGGGTGCTCTGCAACACCTACTTTATTTTGAAAGTATACTTCTAGGTTGGCTTTTGCTTCAGCTTTTTCTGCTTGATATTTTATTTCTAAAGCTTGGTATAATAAGCAACTCATTTTTTCTCCTTGTTAAATCTCTTAACTAAATATTTTAAATTTTCAATTACGTATCCTGCGTAATCTTTTGTTTTTGAGAATGGGTCTCTATGTTCATCACAATAATCTAGCCACATTCTAATTGTAAACCCCTCAAACTCAGGTCTAAATATATTTTTAAATTCTGATTGTTTCATATTAATCCTTCGGTAAATAAATTATTACAGCCGAGTTACATTTAGGACAACTTAAATTAGTTTCCATAATGTATTCATCGTTCTCATCTTCTATGTCGTGATCTCCACCCCATATTAATTGTGTTCCACAATGCCAACAATCCATATTATCCCTCACATGCGATACATTCAGCATCGTCTAATTTTATACGTTGAACTTTAGTGTTTACATTTTCTGCATTACGAGCAGCATTAGTTCTAAAGTAATATAAAGATTTAAGTTTGTTCATACCATACCAGTGCACATCGTTAACATACTGCATATACTCATCGTGTACTTCTTGTGGCTCTGTAGCTGTAGGTATAGTAAAGAAAAGATTAACTGACTGTGCTTGACAAATAAACTCTTGTCGTTTAGCAGCATGTTCAATAATCCATATCTGATCTATCTCATTAGCAGTCTTAAATATTTCTTTCTCATCATCTGTAAGAACATCAAGATGCTGTACTGAACCCTCTTTACCTGCAATGTCTTTCCAGACTGCAGTCAACTCATCTTTCTTTAATCCTTTATCCTTTAGAATTTCTTCTAGGTATTTGTTCTTAACTTGGAACGAGCCTGAGAGAGTTTTGTGCGTATAAACATTAGCCCTGTATGGCTCAATCGAAGGAGATGTCCCACCACATATGATGCTAGAAGAAGCATTAGGAGCAACAGCGAGTAGATGAGCATTACGCCTACCACTACCACTGATATCAGGTGACTCACCACGTTCATCAGCAAGTCTTTCAGTTGCTCTAATTGAATGTCTCTTAATGTGTTTAAACGACTTGTAATTAAATCCCGTAGCGAATATACCTTCAAAAGGAATGTTGCGTGATTGGAGATACGAATGGAATCCCATCGCACCAAGACCCAACGACCTTTCTCTATAAGCAGAGTAGGCAGATTTAAGAAACCCCTCTTTGCCCGGCTTAATATGTTTTTGAAACCTTTTAAAATTTGCATTATATTCTCCTAAGTTATTCGTGTCGACAGCATTATCAATGTAATGTTGTAATACATTGTCAAGCATAGTAATTAAATCATCAATGAACAAAGGGTTCTCACTCCACTCATCAAAGTATTCTAAGTTTACTGAAGACAAACAACACACTGCTGTTCGTTCTTCATTAGTAGGTAAAGTAATCTCGGAACATAAATTGCTCTGTTTGATTTCTAATCCTAAATCTTTTTGTTCTTTAGGTAATGCTTCGTTACATGTATCTATATTGACCATGTATGGCTCACCTGTCTCTGCTCTAGCATTAATGATCTGCCACCACAAGTCTCTAGCATTTACAATCTTGGTAGGCTCGTGAGTTTTAGGGTCAATTAATCTAAAGTCTGCATCTTCTTGTACAGCTTTTAAAAACTCATTGGTAATGTTGATACCATTGTGAAGATTAAGATTCTTCCTATTGATATCCCCACCAGATTCTTTACGCATGTTAATGAACTCTTCAATCTCTGGATGAGATATGTCCATGTATGCAGCATAAGAACCACGTCTTGTAGTGCCTTGGTTGAAGGCTAACATCTGAGAATCAACTACATGCATGAAAGGAATTGAACCAGTAGACTTACTACCGTGAGTAGTAGAAATACCGTTACTCCTAATGTCTCCCCAATATCCACCAATACCTCCACCTGAAGATGCCAACCAAATATTCTCGTCATAATGATCTGATAACCCAGTGCGACTATCAGGTACATAATTGAGAAAACAGCTAATAGGAAGACCACGACTTGTTCCCCCGTTACTAAGTATAGGAGTGCTAAACATGAACCAACAACTGGAACTGTAGTGATAAAGCCTTTGAGCCAATTCAAAATCCGTGTGACCTTTGTAGGTTGCCCCGAAGACCGAGGCACGGGCAAACGCTTCTTGTGCATGTGTTTCATTCTCCCATAAGTATCTGTCTTTTAATGTATCAAGACTAAACTTATCTAATAGTTTCTCATTACTGTAATTAATTTTTATACCTAAGTATTCTTTTATTCCTACTTTATCCTCAATCATTGTTTGTTTCCTTATCAAGTATGTTCAACATAATTATACAATAGTGTAGTATCTTTAACAAATCTTTTCTATTCTTACCGTCTTTGTTTCCGTAACGTTTAGCATACTTCATAATGTTTCCAATGCAAAAGCCTTCGCCATGACCAGAATCAATAATGATATCAGTTGCTTGATACTTATCGGAAGCATAGTGTTCGCCATAAGTATTGTCAATATATTCTTTTAACTCAACTATATATCTTCTTTCGTTAAATTTATACTCCATCATTTCTCCAGTCATCAGGTAAAGTGTCTTCACTAAACCATCTAAAGTTATTAGTTTCAGCCCACTCAGCGTGGGTTCGTTTGGTTCCATTCTTCCTAACCTTTGCTCCCGGCATAGGAGAGAAAGGTTTTTGAAATAAGAAGACTAACTCCATGTTCGAAGGTAGTGCTTCTCTTATCCAAAGATACTTACTGTACTCAGCGTGGTCCCAAAATCTACCCTTTGCTTCTAACAATATAGTTTTATCTTCTATTGTTTTAGCAAAGTCTACTTCGTAATCTTTCTTAATGATATACTTAATAGACTCATAGTGATGTTTCCAGTCTTGTAATATAGTTTCATGTAAGGTAACTTCCCACATGCTATCATATCCTTTAGGTATTCCTATCTTCTTTGGTCTCGGTTTACGAGGTACTCTTTTAGGCATTGATGTTCTCCAGTGTTACATCGGGGTTACGTTTTACTTTTTTATAAAACCATTTTAAAGTATAGGCACTCATTCTAAATTGTCCACCTGCAAAGATATGTGTTTGCGTAGGCAAGAACTCGTCTAGGTTTTGTCTATTGATTCTATTAGGGTCTTCTCCATCAGGAACCATAGTTCTAATCCATTCAATGAGTAAGTCTTTTGCTTTTCTTCTTAACTTCTTTGATCTTTTACCACTCATACTTGTGTCACCTCTATGACATTAGGAACTTTAGGTACTTGAGTTAAGTATCTTAGTCCATTAGAATATTTAAATACTCTTAAACCTTTACCTTCATTAGAATCTTTATGACATTCAAACTTATGTCTGCAATATACACACTCTCTAGGTAGTTGCATGTTACCAGACTTGCCATCAGGTATAGGATTATAACATAAATTAGGTGGCTTGTCCAGCTTTACTGCTGCTTTAACATCTCTTATTTTCTTCTTGATGTTAGGCTTATCAAAGTTATCTGGCTTGTATAAAGCTAACTCACCTGACTCTTTATTTAAAGCTAAGAACCCACCATTGCTGGTACCTTCTGCTGCTTCGTATCCTGCAAGTTGAGCCATGTATCCAAAGATATCATTCTCTGCTAGTGTTCCATCTTTAAACTTCTTGAAGGCAAAGCCTGAAGCTGTCTTAATATCCACTACCTCACCATCAATAACACAGTCCATGTGCCCTTTGATGCCCGATACTGTAACTTCTTTTTGTTCACTAGTAACTGTATGTCCTGATAGCTTTATTAAAAACAACACAATCTCTTCAAGCAAGTGCCCGTATAAGAACTTAATAAACAAAGAGGGTGGCATCCTTTCAGGAGTACCTTCAGACTTCATGTCAAACCATAACTGTCTTTCTTTCTTACCTATGTTAGACATACGAAGAGTAGACTTACCACGTGGTTCAGGGTGTGACCAGTTGTAAAGAATCTCTTTCATTGATTCTCCGAACTGTTCAATGGTGTCCTCGTCTAAATCAATATGCTCACCATCAGCAAGTACCCCTATCTTATTATATATATCTTCTACCAAGGTGTCAATAGTTTTCTTTGATTTAGCCATGTTTAAACGACCTCCATATTATTTATTATATCTTTTGCTATCTTTACATCTAGCTTAAACCACTCACCTTTACGTTTACCTGCTTTCTTAGCACATAAAGTATGGGCTGTTTGTTCAGCAGTTCTTCTATCAGTAAAGTATTTTTTAAATTTTAATTTAAAATCTCTGAGAGGACTAGATGTTTGATAGCCTTTACACCTGTCTTCAGAATCAACAGCCATACCAATTTTTATCCAGCCTTTCCAAGCAGGGTTAGTTATGATGTATACTTCTCCTTCTTTTATTTGGTCATATAAAGCTAGAGTTTCTTTTTTAATAAACTCTAATTTATTATTATGATTAATAATTCCCATCGCTTTATAAGCTGCAAGTTTACCTTGAGTTCTATATACAGCATGAAAAGGATGATTAGTGTTTCCAATACTCATGCGTTTATTTTTTATTGTCATACGTGCTTTATTAAATAAAGAAAAGCAATCAATACATATTTTTTCACCCCTTACTCTACGAGATAAATACCAATTATCTTTTGTTAATTCAACATTACAGTCTAGACAATGTTTAGTGTGTTTCATTCTGCACCCTCCTTTCTTCTGAAAAATTTTTCGATAAAGTTTTCGATACCACTTGATTGATAGTAAGTTTCACCGTAAGTATTATCTGAACGCATACCTCTCCAAGTTCCTTTCCCTATGATGTATTCAAAAGCATAACGTTTTCTATTACCTCTCCCATCTTTTCTTGGAATAAGTTTAGTAATTACTTTAACTACTTTATTTTCTATTTTATATTCTATCTGTTCTTCTTCTAAAAATTTAATTACACTTTCTTCAGTCTCTGTATATACTTTAAAATTCGGTTTTGAAAATAAAAATCTATTACAAAAATCTTCTATGCCTTTAGATGTAAAGTGTTTAGAGGGATAGCCTCCCTTATTCCAAGGTGCCCATCTTCCGGAAGTTGAAAAATATGCATACTTGTTGTCATTAAAATATATCCAAAACATAGTTGAACCAGCACCTTGTGTGAGTTCGTGGTTAATATTTTTAGAGTCTAAATACTCGCTTACATCATCTACAGTTTCATTTGTACTGTGACTAAACAGAACTTCTCCTTTTGAATTTACTCTATTAAAACTCCAGTTATATTCTTGTTCTTTAGTGTGTTTCACTCCAGTCCCTCCCTATTTTGTATTCGCCATCTAACGGACAACGAAGATTATAAAATTCACCTGCTTGTTTAAAACTTTTAACTGCCATCTCTCCAACAAAATCTGCTTGAGATTCTTTGACTTCTATCTGCCACTCATCATGGATGTTAGCTACAAACTTATAGTCTATAGTGTTTAACTTAAGTAATCCATCAAGTATAGTTAAAGCTTTCTTCATAACAATAGCACCTGCTCCCTGTAATAAAGTGTTTAGAGCTGCATGATTATTTCTTATGTAAAGCTTTCTACCATCTAATCCTTTAAGGAATTTTTTTCCTGCTGCTCTTGTAACTCTATCTCTAAGAGATTTAAATGCAGGGTTATTATCGAAGAAATATTCTCTAGCTCG